ATGGGAGCCGATGCCAACGATGTGCCAACGACGATCGCCGGCAATGCGCGTGTCGCGTTGCAGAAGCGCGCATCGCGACAGGGGAGTTGGACCAAGGCCAACCGCGCGGCGTTCCTCGATGAACTCGCGTCGAGCTGCAACGTCACGCGCGCGGTCGCGGCGGCGAAAATGAGCTCGACCGCCGCTTACTCCTTGCGGCGGAGAGATCCCGTGTTCGCAGCGGCGTGGGCGGAGGCGATCGAACAGGGGATCGAGACGCTGCGTGCGCTGCTGCTCGCCCGCGCGATGGGCACCGCGGACGCCGAACTGATCGCTGCCAACCCCGGCGAAGAGGATCGCCACGCGGTAGAACCCGCACCGATCAGCGACGATATGCGCTTGCGCACTTTGCAGATATGCCGCGCGATCGCGGACGGGCGGCACGGATCGGCCGGCTGGCGCAAGCCGCGCGCGATCACTCGATCGTCCGATGAGGTGTTCGCCTCGCTCGCGACCAAGCTCGACCGGGTCGAGAAACGATTGAAGCGCGATGGCAAAATCTAGGCGGCGCGGCGTCGACCCGCGCGAAGTCGTCGTCCGGCTGGCCGCACTGCCGCCGGTCTATCGCCTGCAAGTCCTGCGCGCGATGGGCGCGGAGGAACTCAAGCGGGTCGATCGCGAATGGCGCGGCTGGGCGATGGATGGCCAGACCGCGCCCGAACGCGATTGGCGCGTATGGCTGATCCGCGCCGGGCGTGGCTTCGGCAAGACGCGCGCCGGCGCGGAATGGGTGAGCGCCTTCGCGCGCGACAACCCCGGCGCGCGGATCGCCTTGGTCGCGGCGACGGTCGACGAGGCGCGGCGGGTGATGATCGAGGGGGAGAGTGGTTTGCTCAGCGTGGCGCCGGATGACGAGCGGCCAGTGTGGCGCGCGCGAATGGGCGAAGTGGCGTTCGCATCGGGCGCGGTCGCGCAAGTCTTTTCGGCCGCGGCGGGAGAGAAATTGCGCGGCGCCCAGCATCATGCGGCGTGGTGCGATGAACTCGGCAAGTGGCGCGGGGGGACGCGCGCCTGGGACAATCTGATGCTGGGCTTGCGGCTTGGCGACAATCCGCGCGTGCTGGTGACGACGACGCCGCGCCCGACCGAACTGATGTACCGGGTGATGGCGATGGCGGGGTTCACCGAGACTTGCGGGAGCACCCGCGACAACCCGTACCTCGCGGAAAGCTTCGCAGCGGCGATGCACGGCGATTATGGCGGCACGCGGCTCGGGCGGCAGGAGCTCGAGGGCGAGCTGATCGAGGATCGCGACGGCGGATTGTGGTCGCGCGACAGGATCGAGGCGTGCCGGGTGGCGGAAGCGCCTGCGCTGCTTCGCGTCGTGGTCGCGGTCGATCCGCCGGCGGGGGGCGAAGGCGCCGATGAGGGCAACGGCACCGGCGATGCCTGCGGGATCGTCGCGGCGGGACTCGGCGAGGACGGGCTGTTCTACGTGATCGACGACGCCAGCATCGCGGGCGCCTCGCCCGCGCGATGGGCGGCGGCGGTGGCGGATTGCGCCGCGCGCCACGGCGCCGACCGGGTGGTCGCGGAAAAGAACCAGGGTGGGGCGATGGTGCGCGCGGTGCTGACCGGGGCCGACGTGTCGCTGCCGCTGACGTTGGTGCATGCCTCGCTCGGCAAGGTGGCGCGCGCGGAGCCGGTGTCGCTGCAATATGAAAGCGGGCGGGTGCGGCATGTCGGCGCGTTCCCCGCGCTCGAGGATCAATTGTGCGGCATGCTGGTGGCGGGCGGCTATGCCGGGCCGGGACGATCGCCGGATCGCGCGGATGCCCTGGTATGGGCGCTGACGGAATTGTTGCAGCCGAGGGGGAAGGCGCGGGTGCGGAGGCTCTAATCCTCCCCGGGCCGGGGAGGACTTATTCGATCAGCGCCTTGACCTGCTCGACGCGGGCCATCGCGGCGGCGGGGGGTGCGCCGAGGCGGGCATAGGCTTCGCGCGTTGCCGCCTCGTCGAGCCGGTCGGCGGCAAGGTCGAACGCGACGCAGAAGTCCTGCGCCGCCCAGCCGGGGTAACGCCGGGCGCGGTCGGCGCAGTCGCGGGCATAAGCGGCGACGTCCTCGCCGCCGCGCGCGGCCACTCGGCGATACTGGCCGACCGCGCGCGCCACGGTGGCGGCGACGACGGCGGGATAGGAGACCGGCGGGGGTGCGGCGCGCCTGGCGGCTAGCACGGGCGCGGGCGCGCCGAACCCGGCGGGAGTGAGCAAGCGGCGGACCTGGGCGAGGCGCGAGCGCGCGAAGGCGGTGGCCTTGGCGCCCTCTGCCGGGAAGGCTTCGGCGACGTGGCCGGGGACGCCGGGCAGCGTCATCGCCATCGCGGGCAGCCCGACGAAGACGAGGATCATCGCCAGCGTCGGCGCGGCGCTTCGCCGCGGCGGCATCGGGTAGGGCGATTCGACCCAGGCATGCGCGGGGGCGATGTCGACCGGGGGAATGTCCTCGGTCAGGAAGCGAGTCTGCTCGGCGCGGCGCTCGGCGATGATTTCGGCATAGGCAGCGTTGATCGCGTGCGTGCGCTCGGCGGCGTCGGGCAAATCGCCCGCGGTATCGGGATGGTAGCGGCGAAGCAGCGCGCGCCGCGCGGCACGCACCGCCGCGTCGTCGACATCGGGCGCGATGCCCAGCACAATGTAGGGATCGGACGCGACCGCCATGCGGCGAGATGTGCGACGGATCGCGGGGCGGGGCAAGCAAATCCTCCCCGGCACGGCGAGGTGGCGCGCATAGCGTGACGGAGGGGGCGGGCAGCGGGCGGATCGCTCGCGGCGAGCCCCCTCCACCACGCTTCGCGTGGTCCCCCTCCCCGTGAACGGGGAGGAATTAGAGAGGAAAGCCATGAAATTCTTCGGCAGAAAATCCGCCGCCGCCGGCGAGGCGCGGCCCCCTTTGTCGCGCTATGGCGGCGGCGGGGCGGCGCTCGGCGACTGGCCGCGCAGTTACGAGGCGCAGGTGCGGAGCGGCTATGTCGAGAACGCGATTGCGCAGCGGAGCGTGCGGCTGGTCGCGGAAGGGGTGGCCGATGCGCCGATCGGCGGGTCGTCGCCCGAGCTGGTGGCGCTGATCGAGGCGCGGTCGAGCGGCCAGGCGTTGCTCGACACCGTGGCGGCGCAGCTGATGCTCCACGGCAACGCGTTCATCCAGGTGCTCGACGACGGCCGCGGCGGGGTGGGCGAACTGTTCGCGCTTCGCCCCGAGCGCGTCAGCGTCGAGCCCGACGCCAATGGCTGGCCGGCGGCGTATCGCTACAAGGTGGCCGACCGAGTCACGCGGCTGTCGCCCGACGGGCCGCGGCCCGAGGTGATCCACCTCAAGACTTTCAACCCGGTCGACGACCATCTCGGGCTCGGCTGCCTGGGCGCGGCGGCCGGGGCGATCGCGGTGCACAATGCCGCCGCGGTGTGGAACAAGGCGCTGCTCGACAATGCCGCGCGGCCCTCGGGGGCGTTGGTCTACGATCCCGGCGACGGATCGGCGCTGGCGCCCGCGCAATTCGAGCGGTTGAAGCGCGAATTGGAGGCGAGCTTTTCGGGCGAGCGCAACGCCGGGCGGCCGATGCTGCTCGAAGGCGGGTTGAAGTGGCAGCCGCTGAGCCTGACCCCGGCCGAGATGGACTTCGCCGGATTGAAGGCGGCGGCTTCTCGCGAAATCGCGCTGGCGTTCGGGGTGCCGCCGATGCTGCTCGGGCTGCCGGGCGATTCGACCTATGCCAATTACCGCGAGGCCAATCGCGCGTTGTGGCGGCTCACGATCCTGCCGCTCGCGGGGACGATTTTGAGCGGGTTCGCGCAGGGGTTGAGCGGGTGGTTTCCGGGCGCGGCGCTCGCGGTCGACCGCAACCAGGTGCCGGCGCTGGCCGACGACCGTGCTGCGTTGTGGGCGAGCGTCACCGCGGCGGACTTCCTGACGCCCGAGGAGAAGCGGGCGATGGTGGGCCTATGAGCGACCTTCTCGCGCAGCTGTTCGCGCAAGGCCGCGGCGAAGGCGCCGACCTCGCGACGCTGCGCGCGATCGCCGAGGAAGCGGGCGAGCTTGGCGCGAGCCGGGCGCTGGCGCGGCTGGGCTTGAGCGATGCGGCGGCGGAAAAGGACATGGCCGAACTGCGCGAACTGCTCGGCGCGTGGCGCGATGCCAAACGGTCGGTGTGGAAGGCGCTGATCGGCTGGGTCGCGCGGATGGCGCTGGCGCTGGTGCTGGTCGGGCTCGCGGTGCGGCTGGGGTTTGCGGGGTATGTGAAATGATCCGCTTCGCCGGCTACGCGGCCGTTTTCGACCGAGTCGATCGCGGCGGCGACGTGGTGCGCGCCGGCGCGATTCGCGTGCCGGGCGCGGTGCCGTTGCTTTGGCAACATCGCGGGAGCCCGGTCGGACGGATCGAGAGCGTCGCGGCGGATGCCAAGGGCCTGCGCGTGGTGGGCGCGATCGACGACCCGAAGCTCGCCGCCTTGGTCGAGGCGAAAGCGGTCGACGGCCTGTCGTTCGGCTACCGAGTCCGCGCCGCGACCAGTGGACGGGTGCGCGAACTGACCGACCTAGACCTGGTCGAGATCAGCCTGGTGGCACGCCCGATGCAGCCGCTGGCGCGGGTGCATGCGGTGTCTCCTTCTTCCCCCGTGGGAGAAGGAAGGGGCCCGGGATGAAAGCTTGGGAAGGATGAGGGGGAGTGGGCATGACCGAGATTCCCCTCACCCTTCCGCCGCCTTCGGCGGCTCCCTCCCTCTCCCACAAGGGGAGAGGGATTCGGGCGCGAACCATCTCGGTTCGCGCCCTTTCTTTACCTCAAGGAGAAGACGAATGATCGAAGTGAAGGCGGATGCGCTCGAGGAGAGCTTTGACGGCGTCGAGATGCCGCCCGTCGTGACGCGGCCGGTGCTCGCCGGGGGCGAGGCGCGCGGGAGCGGCGGGTTCGGGGGGTATCTGCGCTCGGGCTCGACCGTCGAGATGAAGTCGTTCAACGCGACCGCCAGCGACGCCGGCGGCTATGCGCTGCCGACCGAGATCGACGCGGTGATCGACCGCACGCTGGCGGCGATCAGTCCGATCCGCGGCATCGCCAACGTCGTCAAGGTCGGCTCGGCCGGGTATCGCAAGCTCGTCACGACCGGCGGCACGCCGTCGGGCTGGGCGGCGGAGACCGACGCGCGGACCGGCACCGCAACGCCGGTATTCAACGAGATCGCGCCGCCGATGGGCGAGCTCTACGCCAACCCCAGCGCGTCGCAGGCAATGCTCGACGATGCGCAGTTCGACGTCGAGGCGTGGCTCGCCGAGGAAATCGCGACCGAGTTCGCCAAGGCCGAAGGATCGGCGTTCGTCGGCGGCAACGGCACCAACCGGCCCAAAGGGTTCCTCCAGGCCACGGTCTCGGCGGCGGGCGATGCGAGCCGGGCGTTCGGGTCGCTGCAATACGTGCCGTCGGGCGCGGCGGGCGACTTCGCCGCCAACCCGCAGGACAAGTTGATCGACCTCGTCCAGACGCTGCGCGCGCCGTACCGTCAGGGCGCGGCGTGGGTGATGAACGCCGCAACGCTCGCACGGATCCGCAAGTTCAAGACCTCGGACGGCGCGTTCCTGTGGACGCCGGGGATGGTCGCGGGGCAGGCTGCCACCCTGTTGGGCTATCCGGTGATCGAGAGCGAGGACATGCCCGACATCGCCATCAATTCGCTGAGCCTCGCGTTCGGCAATTTCAAGGCGGGGTATCTGATCGCCGAACGCAGCGAGACCGCGATCCTGCGCGATCCGTATTCGAACAAGCCGTTCGTCAATTTCTACGCGGTCAAGCGCGTCGGGGGGTGCGTGTCGAATTCGGAGGCGATCAAGCTGCTGAAGTTCGCCGCTAGCTGAGCCTGATTTTGCGCAAGCAAAATCAGGACTCGGCAAGGCCGGGCCGCGGGGCTGCGTAGCAGTCCCGTCGGACGGCTTTGCCGCCGGCGCTCGCAAGCGCGAGCGAGCGACAGGTGAAAGCCGCCCCGCGGCTTTCAGATCATGCCTGGGGCATGATCGACCTGTCACTCCCCTCACCCAGCTCCGACTAGGGCCGCGCTGAAGAAGCGCGGCCCTAGTCTGCGCAACCCTCTCCCGCAAGGGGAGAGGAAAAGGAAGAGCCATGCCAGACCAATTCTCCTCCGCCGCCGATGCGGTGTCCGCGCCCGCGCGACGCGCGCTCGCGGTGACACCGCACGACAGCAATGCGCTGAGCGATATTCCCAAGGCGCTCTATGTCGGAACCGGCGGCAGCATCACGATGCGCGGCGTCGACGCCGCGGCCGACCAGTTGTGGAAGAACGTCCCCGCCGGCGCGATCCTGCCGTTCCGCGCGCAATACGTCCGCGCCACCGGCACGACCGCGGCCGATCTGCTGGCGCTGTATTGATGACCGCGCTGGGGTTCGGGACCGGGTTCCGGCTCAACCGGCGCGGCGCGGCGGGGTTCGACTTTGGCGGCGGCGTGCTGCCGGCCGGGGCGAGCCTCGCGCGCGGCTCGGCCGGCACGCGCTGTGACGTCGGCGGGGCGATCGTCAGCGCCGCCGCGAACGTCGCGCGGTTCGATTACGATCCCGCCAGCCATGCGCCGCGCGGGCTGCTGGTCGAAGCGGCGGCGACCAACGTCGTGATCGACAGCCAGGACTGGACCACCGCGAACTGGACGAGGACAGGCGTCACGGCGACCGCGACGCGGCTGACCGAAACGAGCGGGGGCACGTTCCACCGCACGCAGGAAGCGACGGCGGATCGCGTGATGACGATCGGTGCGCCCGTGGTGGTGAGCTGCATTGCGTCCGACGTCGCGGGCTCCGCCAAACGCTATCTCGGGCTCAACCTAGTCGCGGTCGGCTTCGGCTCGCCGGTGTTCGCGGTGTTCGATCTCGCGGCCGGTGCGGTCGCGGCGGTCTCGAACGGAACCGCTGGGATCGAGGCGGCACCGGGCGGGTGGCTGTGCTGGGTATCGGGCACGCCGACCGCGTCGGTCGCCAACGGACGCGAATTCTATTGTCTGTCGAACGTCCCGACGACCGCTAATGCCAGCTATGCCGGCGATGGCGCGAGCGCGGTGAATGTCAGCGAAGCGCAGTTCGAGACCGGCACCGTGCCGAGCTCGCGCGTGCGCAGCGGGGCGAGCGCCGGGACGCGCTCGGCCGACGTGGTGACGCTGGCGGGGGCGTCGGGGACGTGGCGCTTCGGGTTCGACGATGGGTCCGTGCAGGACGCCGCGTTGGTCGCGAGCGGCGGCGTGGTGAGTGTGCCGACCGGTCTCAACCGCGCGCGGATCATGCGGGTGGCGCTGCTCTAGAAAATCCTCCTCATGAAATGGGGAGGGACCGGCGAAGCCGGTGGAGGGGGCGGGCCGCGGACCAAGCGCTCGTTGCCCGCCCCCTCCACCATGCTGCGCATGAACCCCCCTCCCCGTGAACCGGGAGGAATTGAAGGAATTTTACATGACATTCACCGCAAACGGCCCGGGCGAGGTGTCGCTCGGGACGGACGATCGCGCGGCGGCGGTGGCGGAGGTCAAGCGCAGCTTGCGGGTCGCGCTGGCCGACGACGACGATCTGATCGCGGGGTTCGCCGAGACCGCTTTGGGGCTCGCCGAGCGCTTCCTCGGCCGCGCGCTGATCGCACGCGACATGACCGAGCGGATCGCGGCGTCGAGCGCGTGGCAGATGCTCGGCGCGCTGCCGGTGCTGTCGATCTCCGGGCTGTCCGCGGTCGCGGGAGAGGTGGTGACGCCGCTCCCGGTCGAGGCCTATGCGATCGACATCGATGCCGACGCCGCGGGCTGGGTGCGCACGCTGGGCGCGAGCGGGGTGATCGAGGTGGCGTACCATGCCGGCTGGGTGGCTACGTGGAGCGGCATCCCGGCGCCGGTGCGGCAGGGCGCGGTGCTGCTCGCCGCGCATCTGTACGACGAGCGCGATTCGAGCGTGCCGCCGCCGGCCGCAGTGACGGCGCTGTGGCGGCCGTTCCGCAGCGTCGCGCTGGCGCGGGCGGTCAGGGCATGAGCGCGCTCGAGGACCGCGGCGCCGCGATCGGCGAGGCGGCGCGCGAGCGCACGGTGGCTCGGCTCGCCGCGCGGTTGAGCGAAGAGGTGCCGCACGCGGCGGTTGTCTCAGACGATCAGGGCGTGACGGTGAGCGGGCGCGGCATCCTGCGCGATCCGCGATTGGTGTGGATCGGGAGTCTGCTCAAATGAGCGCGGAAAGCGTGCTGGCCGACGCGGTGCTGGCCGGGGTGCGCGATGCGCTGGGCGACCAGGTCAACGGCGTGTTCGACGGCCCCGAGGTCAAGGCGACCGCGCCGTGGATCGAGCTCGGGGCTTTGGTGGCCGCCGACTGGGGCACCAAGGACAATGCCGGGCGCGAGGTGCGGCTGGTGCTGGCCGTCCGCGACCGCGCGGAACGGCCGGCGCGGACGCACGCGCTGGCGGCGGCGGCGGGCGGCGCGATCGAGAACATCGCGCGCGACCTCGACGGCTGGCGGATCGCGAGCTGCGTATTCGTGCGCGCGCGGGTGTTCGGTGACCGGCCTGGCGAATGGTCGGCGAGCGTCGAGTATCAGGTCAGGTTGTTGGCGGCGTGATGGGCGCGTCAGACGTTGCCGGTACTGGCAATGGAGCCCTGTTCTCAGACGATCGCTCCAAACGGTACGAAAACGCGTTGTGGGAACGAGCAATTGCTATTACTTCCAATCGGTGGGGGGCAGTAATGCTGAATGAAGAGAGCCAGTCTGCGGGCAATGATGCTTGGATGCCGACTGGCATCGCATCCGCTCCAAGTCATTCATCGGTACAATCTACCGAATCTCTGGAAGCCCCCCGTTGGACTATCAGGGGGACCAATGTCGGTCTGGAAGAACTCTTGATATTAGGCGCAGCTTTCATCCTGTTCGTCCTCGGCGTTTTCGTTTCACAAGCTGGCAAGGATCCGGATCGCTACCCAACGCTCATGTCTGCGTGCGTTCTCGATTCCAAGGATCCGAAAATATGTGCAGTTGCGATAAACGACGTTCATGAACACATGCATACCTTTCTTCATTACAACATCTTGGAGGCGCTCGCGGAAGGCTTGAAGGCGCTGTCCGTCGCGATAACAGTCACCGTCGGCGTTGCCAGCATTCTGGATGCCCGCAATCGCAAGAAATTGAACGCTGCGCTCGCTGGCAAAGCCCAGCAAATCGCGATCAACGTCTTCGATGGACTATTTAGCAACAACCATTCGCCGGATTTGCTCGAGAAGCTCAAGCGGGACATCCTCTACAAGCCCATTATCCGCGAATCGCTGACGATGGTCTACGTGCTTCGGACCTACACGGGAAAAAGGCGCCTTTCCGGACAGAAATTCACGGCAGTGAAGGCTACTGTGTCCTCGACCTTTCGGAATATCGCAACCACGGCAGGGAGCGTGGCGCATCTGCCGTTGGAACTGAGCCTTCCCAATCCTCTACTCAACGAGTTGAAGAAGCTCACGACGCTGGATCGGGTGGTCATCAAGCGGCAAAACCAGAAGGACCAGATGTATACTGCACCGGAACTTGTCGCAAAGAATCTACAGTTGCAGGCTGCGCTCAAGGACGACAAAGCGTTGGAAGGAGCCGTGTCGTTTGGCGAATTGCTCCTACAGCCGAATGAGCAGGGCGGTTTCGAAATCGAATATACTATGATGAAAGAGGCCGAAGACAGCGAGCTGCTTCGCAGCTTTCACACTACTCAGTCGCTCGATCTGACGGTCATTGACAACACCGATCGCGACCTCGTGGTCCGTGCCAAGGCAGTCCATGCGGGTTCTTTGAACCCAATGCCGAGCGCCCAATTTTACTCGCACTGGGAACTGCGTGAAATCGTCCTCCCCCAACAAGGTGTTCTAATTTGGTGGAAAGAGCGTCTGCCGTCTGCCGCGAAAGCCGAAAGAAAGACCGTGCCTCAAACCCCTGACGCAGGCGTCAATTGACTAGGAACTGCCATGCCCGCTAATCGTTCGTTCACCGATTCCCATCTATCTCTGTTATATTCGAAAGGGAGGTTTCTAATGCTGCAGTCACATCGCCTTATCATCCGGCCGACCCTCAGCGGTGACGGCGGTTCCGGCGTATAGCTGCTCTTTCCGGTCAAAAAGAAGCCCGCCCTAACCGGCGGGCTTTTTTTGTGACCAATGGCCAGCCGCAACGCTGAGCCAGGACCTTTGCCCAGCAGATGACAGGCTCGTCGGGCCTGCGTGTCCACACAGACGCTGCGGACGGCAGCGAAGGCCGCCCGCGGCCAATTGGAGAAAAATTATGCCTGCAGAAAAAGGCAGCGCGTTCCTGCTCAAGGTCGGGAACGGCGCGGAGCCGGTCGTGTATGCGACGGTCGCGGGACTGCGCACGACGCAGCTCAGCATCAACGGCGAGCCGGTGACGATCACGTCGAAGGATTCGGGCGGGTGGCGCGATCTGCTGTCGGGCGCCGGGGTGCGGTCGGTCAGCGTGTCGGGGGCGGGGGTGTTCACCGGCTCCGCGGCGGAGACTCGGATCAAGGGGAATGCGCTGGCGGGGCTGATCGACGATTACCGGCTGAGCTTCGAAAGCGGCGAGACGATGACCGGGCGGTTCCTGGTCACGCGGCTCGATTATGCCGGCGATTTCAACGGCGAGCGATCGTACACGCTGGCGCTCGAGAGCTCGGGCGAAGTGGTGTCGGCGTGAGCGCGCCGGCCTTCGCCGGGGCGACGAAGTCGGCAAATCCCGCGCGGGGCGAGGCGAGCGTGCGCGTGGGCGGGGCCCAGCTGGTGCTGCGGCCGAGCTTCGCGGCTTTGGTCGCGGCGGAGCAGGAATTGGGGCCGCTGTTCGCGCTGGTCGAGCGCGCAGCGAGCGGCGGGCTCGCCCTTGGCGAGATGGTGACGCTGTTCTGGCATTGCCTGCACGAGCGGCCGGAGGGGTTGACTCGGGGGGTGTTCGGCGAGGGGGTGGCCGCGGGCGGCCTGGCGAACGCGACGCCGGCGTTGCGGGTGTTGCTCGGGCAGATATTGGGTGGGCGGTAACGAACAATTCCTCCCCGGGACGGGGAGGGGGAGTTTCGGGGCGACGATGCCCCGCATCGTCGAGGATCGTCCGGGGGACGATCCGACCCGAAGCTCGACGCTAAGCGGCGTGGTGGAGGGGGTAGGCCGCGAGCGCACCGCGTGTGGCCCGCCCCCTCCGTCAGCCTTCGGCTGCCACCTCCGCCTGAACGGGGAGGAATTCGGCCGCAGCGCCACCCGCCTCGCAGGCCTCGCCGGGCTCACGTTCGGCTGGCCCCCCGACACGTTCTGGGCCGCCACGCCCGCCGAGCTCGCAGCGCTGGTCACCGCCGCGGGTGGCGACACCGCCGACCCGCCCGACCCGCTGCTGGTCACACGCCTGATGGAGATGTTTCCCGATGGATGAGGAAATCGAGCGGCTAGTGATCGGCGTGCGCGCCGACACGGCCGGGTTCGCGCGCGACGTCGCGGCGATGCGGGGCGAGCTCGACGGGCCGCTCGCGGCAGGCGCGGACAAGGCCGGACGCGCGATCGAGAGCGCGCTGCTGCGCGCGGTGCGGACCGGCAAGCTGGGGTTCGAGGACCTCAAGCGCGTGGCGCTGTCGGTGATGGCGGAGATCGCTGCGGCGGCGGTCAAGAGCGGGATCGATGCGATCCTGAGCAGCGGCGGCGGTGGCGGTAGTGGCGGGGGCGGCGGGAGCGGATTGCTCGCGGCGATCACATCGCTGTTCGGCGCGCCGGGCCGCGCGACCGGCGGGCCGGTATCGCCGGGGCGAGCCTATATGGTTGGCGAGCGCGGGCCGGAATGGTTCGTGCCGACGTCGAGCGGGCGGGTCGAGACGGCGGGTAGTGGCGCGCGCGAGGTCCGCGTCGCGATCACCGTCAACGCCGCGGCGGGAACCGCGCCGCAAGCGCTCGCACAATCGAGCCGCCAAGTCGCGCGCGCGGTGCGGGCGGCGTTGGAGGGGGCTTAGCTGTGGCCACCCGGGCGATCGAACCAAGGAAGGTCGCTCGATGCCCCTATGATGGCTTCTTCGAGCGAGGCGTACAGGCCCGAATATTGGCCGAAACCCCAATACGCACTGGCAATGTCGTCATGGCGACGAACAAACTCCTGAAACCGGACGAAGCCGGCGCCGTCCCGGTTGAACTCCACGGACCGTTGCCCGTCTGCGCTTTCGAACGATGCGAGGCGACTGTCGTCCATCGCACCGGTTTAGCCCGCTGGAGCCTGTAAACAATGCCCTATTGGCTCGCCACCGAGCGCACCGTCCAGGCCGACAGTGTGATCTCGCGCTTCGACCCGGTCTGTTGGACCGTGGATTTCCCGCGGCCGATGATGGCGGCGGTGACGACGCCTGCGGCCGATGCGCTGCGCGTCGATGCGGTGTTCTATCGCGCCGACGATCTCGCCGGGCTGATCTGGCATGCCGAGGACGCGATCGATCACGCGCTGCTGCGATACGATGCCGCCCGCGATTTCCGGCAGTGCCGCCTGTCGTTTGGCTGGCGATCGTCCGGCGTGATGCCGCTCGATGCGGTCAACGGCCCGACGCTGACGATCGAGGGGCGCGACGCGGGAGGCGCCGCGCGCACCTGGTATGTGCGGCTGTGGAACTATGCGGCCGGAGACCCCGAGGACGCTCAGGTCGCGCTCGACTTTGCCGAGGTGGCGGGCGGGTTCGTGTTGCCCGACGAGGCTGATCCGGTTTGGGCGGGCGATATCGAGCGGATGTTCGTGTCGCTGACCGCGCCGGGATACACCGGCACGCCGGGCGATCTCGCCGCGCCAATCGAAGCCTGGGTCGAGCTGACCGGCATGGCCTGTGACGGGCCGGGATCGGTGCTGGGCGTGGGCGACGTCGTGGTGCCCGAGCATGGGCTCGGCATCGCGACGAGCTACGACGATTGCTACAATCTGACGCCGGCGCGGGTGTTGAGGAACGCGCTCCAGCTCGGCTATCGCGGCGCGATCAATCACTACGTGGGCATGAGCCATTATTTCCGGCTCGAGGCGAATAGCGGCGGCTATTATGCGAGCCTGAGCGGCGGCGCGATCAACGTCGCGGCGGCGGCCTGGCACCGCGACTTTGCGGTGCGCGCGAAGGCGCTGGGCTACGAACTGATCTGGTCGCTGAGCTACGAATTGCTCGACCAGCATTGCTGGGGCGACTGGAAGCAGCGTGCCGCCGACGGATCGCCCGCGCAGACCGGGTACGATCCGCCCTCGACCTTGCTGTCGCCCGCGCATTCGGGTGCGATGGGGTATCTGCAGCAGGTGGCGGCGGCCTTCATCGCGATCGCCGGAGAGGCCGGACTGGTTAAGCGGTTTCAGGTCGGCGAACCCTGGTGGTGGATCGATCATGATGGGCGGCCGTATCTCTACGACGATGCCGCCGAGGACGCGTTCTCGCCGATCACCATCCCCAGCGTCCGCGCGAGCCTAAGCACGGGCGAGCTGGCGATGCTCGATGCCGCGGGGGCATCTCTGGCGGCGTCGACTGCGGCGCTGGTCGCAGCCAGCGGATGCGCGGTCAGCCATGTGCTCGCCTACCTGCCCGGAATATTCGCGCCCGATGCGCCCGAGGTGCGGCGGATGAACTTGCCGCTCGGCTGGGCGCCGCCGGCGTTCGATGTGCTCCAGCTCGAGGATTACGCGTGGGTCACCGGCGGCGCGACGCGATTGTCGGCGGAGGCGCGTGCCGAGGCGGGAGCGCGGCTCGGCTATCCGCTCGACCAGCAACATTATCTTGCCGGATTTGCGACCGCGCCTGGCGATTGGAAGCCGATTGTCGCGGCGGCCGAAGGCTCCGGCGCGGCGCGCACCATCGTCTGGGCGCTGCCGCAAGTGATGCGCGACGGCGCGGTGATCTTCGAAAATGGGGAGGATGAAGTGGAAGCGTTCGACGACGTGCTGTTCCCGCTGGCGTTGGGCCGCGAGGCCGAGGTCGCGCCGGCTTTTTCGACCGCGATCGCGGCCAGCGCGAGCGGGTTTGAGGCGCGCACCGCGGGCTGGGCCGAGGCGCGAACGAGCTACGATGTCGGGCCGGGCGTGCGGTCGGAGGAGGATATCGCGACCTTGCTCGATTTCTTTCGCGCGCGAATGGGGCCGGCGCGGGGGTTCCGCTTGCGCGATCCGTTCGACGCGGTCGCCAGCGGGCAGGCGATCGGCACCGGCGACGGCACGACCACGCGCTTCGCGTTGGTCAAATCCTATGGCGCGGCGCTGCGGCGGATCACGCGCCCGGTCGCGGGCAGCGTGCGAATCGCGGTGGGCGATGTCGAGACGGCGGCGTTTTCGGTCGCGGACGGTGGCTGGATCGAGCTCGACGTCGCGCCCACCGATGGCGCGGCGGTGAGCGCGAGCTTTACCTTCGACGTGCCGGTGCGCTTCGCCGAGGACCGGTTGAGCGTGTCGATGTCGACGTTCCTTGCGGGGGCGGCGCCGAGCGTGCCGTTGGTCGAGGTGCGGGAGGCGTAAGGATCCTCCCCGCTTGCGGGGAGGGGGACCATCGCGCAGCGATGGTGGAGGGGGCAGGCCGCGAGCGAGCCGTTCGTTGCCCGCCCCCTCCGTCACGCGGCTACGCCGCGCGCCACCTCCCCGTGAACGGGGAGGATTTAGGAGCACCTATGGACACGCTATCCACCATCGCGCTCACTTGGGCGATCGAACGCCGCGACGGGGTCGCGATCGGACTGACCAGTCACGACCGCGATCTCGACGTCGACGGCTTCGAGTATCGCGCCGCGCCGGGAATGACGCCGTCGGCGGTCAAGCGTAGCGGCGACCTCGGCGCCGATACGATGGACGTGACCGGGGCGCTGAGCGGGGCGGCGATATCCGAAGCCGATCTCCTCGCGGGCCGCTGGGACGGCGCGCGCGTGGTGGTGCGCGCGATCGATTGGGACAGCGGTGCGGTGGTCGCCGAGTTGGGTGAGGGGCGGATCGGACAGGTCGAGACTCGCGACGGCGCGTTCACCGCCGAACTCAGCGGGATCGCGAGCTTGCTCGATCGCCCCGTCGCGGAGGCGACATCGCCCGAGTGTCGCGCCGAGCTTGGCGATGCGCGTTGCCGCGTAGCGATGGCGGGGCGGCGGCGGTTCGCGCGCGTTGTCGCGAGCGAGGGCACGGTGCTGACGGTCGATGCCGGGGAGCCGGTCGCCAATGCTTACGGTCAGGGCCTGCTGCGCTGGATGGGCGGCGGCAATTGCGGCCTGACGAGCGCGGTTGCGCTATCCGACGGTACGACGCTGACCTTGCGCGCGGCGCCGCATTTCGAGCCGGTCGGTGCGCTCGTCGAGTTGATCGAAGGGTGCGACAAGAGCCTGGCGACGTGCAGCGGGCGCTTCGCCAACGCGGCCAACTTTCGCGGCGAGCCATGGCTGCCGGGGATCGACCTGCTGACCCGGTATCCCGGGGCATGACGCCTTCAACGCTTGCCCGGCGAAGGCCGGGGCCCAGTTGCGAGCGGCCCGATACTGGGCCCCGGCCCTCGCCGGGGAAGCGTATTTGAGATGACGGCACCATGTCTGCTCGCCCGCGCCCGCGCCCGGGCGCGCTCGGCGATCGGCGCGCCGTTCCGGTTGCATGGGCGCGACCTCCAGGGGTTCGATTGCGTCGGGCTGGTGGCCTGGGCGTGGCAGGTTGAAGTGCCGACGGGCTATGCGCTGCGCGGCAGCCCGCGCGCGAGGATCGAGCGTGAATTGGCGAGGCAAGGCTTTGTCGCGGGCGATCGGCCCGGCGCGATCGTGCTGGTCGATGCCGGGCCGGGGCAGCTCCATCTCGGCATCGCAACCGGTACAGGATTGATCCACGCGGATGCGTCGGTGCGCCGCGTGGTCGAGCGCGGCAGGCCTCTGCCCTGGCCGGTGCTCGCCGCATGGGTTCGGGAGGATTGAATGGCGACCCTGGTGCTCACCGCCGCGGGTGCGGCGATTGGCGGCCCGACCGGCGCGGCGATCGGCGCCTTTATTGGGCAGCGCATCGATGCCGAACTGTTCAAGGGCAAGGGGCGCGAAGGGCCGCGGCTGAGCGACTTGCGCGTCCAGACCTCGAGCTATGACAGCGCGATCCCGCTGGTATTCGGGACGATGCGAGTCGCAGGGTGCGTGATCTGGTCGACCGACCTGATCGAATCGCGATCGACCGATCACCACAAGGGGCAACCGTCGGTCACCACCTACAGCTATGCCGCGTCGTTCGCGGTCTTGCTATCCGGCCGCCCGGTGGTTGGAGTGGGGCGGATCTGGGCCGACGGCAATCTGTTGCGGGGCGCCGCAGGCGACCTGAAGGTGACCACCGGCTTTCGGCTGCATCTGGGCGGCGAGGACCAGGCGGTCGATCCGCTGATCGCCTCGGTCGAGGGCGCGGGGCTCACCCCGGCGCATCGCGGCTGCGCCTATGCGGTGTTCGAGAATATGGCGCTCGGCGATTTCGGCAACCGCATCCCGTCGCTGACCTTCGAGCTGATCGCCGATGCCGCGCCGGTCGGGATCGGCGCGATTGTCGAGGCGGTGGCGGGCGGGGCGGTGAGCGATGCCGGCGTGACCGCAACGCTCGAGGGTTTTTCGGCCTATGGCAGCGCGGCGCGCGATGTCGTGAAACTGCTTGCCGACGCGAGCGGCGCGCGGTTCGTGGCCGGTGGCGGCGCGCTGGCGATGACCGACGCCGCAACGGGCGCCATGGGGATCGCCGATGAGGGCTTCACGGTCGGCGAGCGCGCCGGGGGGCGGCGGACGATGGCGGCGATCGAGCGCGTGCCGCGCACGCTGAGTGTCGCCTATTACGATCCGGCGCGCGACTATCAGATCGGCGTGCAGCGCGCGCGGCGGCCGGGGGCGGGGAGCAGCGATCAGAGCGTCGAGCTGCCCGCGGCGCTCGGTGCCGACGCGGCGAAGGGACTGGCCGAAACGCTGCTCCGCCGCGCCGAGATCGAGCGCGAGCAGCGTATCGTCGCCTTGTCGATCGCCGCGGCGGGGATCGCGCCCGGCACGCTGGTAACGTTGGCGGGCCACGGCGGCGCGTGGCGGGTGACCGAGTCGAGCCTCGAAGCCATGGTGACGACGCTGACGCTGGTGCGGCTGATCCCGCCGGGACCGGTCGCCAGCGCGTCGCCGGGGCGTGCGCTGCCTGCGCCCGATCTGGTCGCCGGCACCACCATCTTGCACATCGCCGAACTGCCGGCGCTGGGCGACTCGCCGCTTGCAAGCCCGCGCTTGCTGGTGATGGCCAACGGTACCGCGCCCGGCTGGCGGCGCGCGGCGTTGCTCTATAGCCTCGACGACGGCGCGAGCTGGCGCGACGGCGGCGCGGCGGCGGCGCCGGGCGTCATCGGGAGCGTGGTGACGCCGCCGGGCGCGGGATCCGCGACCCTGGTCGATCGGGTTGGCGTCATCGAGATCGACCTCGCACGCGAAGACATGATGCTGGCCGATGCCGACGATGCGGCGCTTGATCGCGGGGGCAACCTCGCTTTGGTTGGCGACGAGTTGATCCAGTTCGGCCGCGCCGCACAGATCGGCGCGTCGCGCTGGAGGCTGACTGAATTGTGGCGCGGCCGGCGCGGAACCGAAGCCGCGATCGGTACGCAATCGGCGAGTGACCGCTTCCTATTGCTCGCGCCCGACGCATTGGCTGCGGTCGACTTGCCCGTCGCCGCGATCGGATCGGGCGTGCGGGTCCTGGCAAGCGGAATCGGCGATACGACTGGGGCGGTCGAGGCCGAGCTCGTCGTCGACGGCGCCTCGGTCCGTCCGCCGAGCCCCGCGCAGCTGTGTCTCGTCGTGATCGGCGGCACGCCAACGCTGACCTGGGCGCGCCGCAGCCGCGCCGGGTTTCGCTGGATCGATGGCGGCGACGTCCCGCTCGTCGAGGAAAGCGAGGCGTATCGAATCACGATAACGCCGCTCGCCGGAACGCCGCGTCAGGTCGCCACGAGCGATCGGACGTGCCCGCTCGATCCAGGCGAAGCCGTCGCCGGGACCGTCGTGGAAGTGCGGCAGGCCGGCACGCTCGGCGAGTCGACTCCCGCCACCCTCATTCTTCCCTGACAAAAAGGGCATTCCGCCAATGACCGATACCACGCCGCGCTTCGCGTTCCCGCTGCTCCAGGCGGGGCAAGCGCAAAAGGAGATGTTTCACAACGAGGCGATCGCCGGGCTCGACCTGGTCGCGCAGCCCGGCGTTGTCGCCGCCGGAGTCGATACGCCGCCGAGTGCGCCCGAATCGGGCCAGTCCTGGATCGTCGGCACCGCACCGACCGGGGATTGGACCGGCCAGGCGCACAAATTGGCGGGATGGAGCCTGGGCGGGTGGCGCTTCATCGCGCCGGTCGAGGGCATGGCGGTGTGGGTAATCGCCGATGCCCTGATCGCCCGGTTTCGCGACGGCGGCTGGATGCTGGGGATCGAAACCGCTGCGTCGCTCAATATCGCTGGCGATCAGGTGGTTAGCGAGCGCCGGCCCGCGATCGCCGACCCGACGGGCGGCGCGGTCATCGACGTCGAATCGCGGGCGGCGCTCGGGTCGGTGCTCGCGGCGCTTCGCGCGCACGGCTTGATCGAATCTTGA